GAGCCCGTCTGTCCGAGATGATTGCGGGCCACCCGAAGGCGGACTTCATCCGCACGGTCGTTGGCCCCGTGGAGCGGTTCGAGAGTGAGCAAGAGCTTGTAGACCGAGTGGAGTCCCTGTTCCAAGAGATCGGACACCCCTCCGAGGTCCTGACTGCCCCGCAAGAGGACCTTCAGAGCCAGATCGAGGACCTCCGCAGCCAGATCGAGCGCGAGCGCGAGGCCAAGGCCGAGATGGAGCGTCGTCTGGTCCGGGCCGTCGAGATTGGAGAGCAGTTGCAGGGTGCCGTGAAGGACGCCCAGCAAGAGATCGAAGAGGCCGACTCCCGTGCAGAGTACGCGGAGGCACAAGCCTACGCCGCACGCAAGGCGATCGGTCGCCCCGATGCAGCACGATTCATGAGCCTTGCCGAGTCGGCAGAGTCTCGTGATGAAGTGGACCGCATTGTGGACGCGAACCCCGTTTCCCAGCGGATCATCGAGGATGAGCAGGCCCAGCGGATTCGCTCCGCTCACCAGCGTGGCCGTGCCCGCAGCCTCGAAGAGGAAGTGACCCCTCGACACAAGGGTGGATCTTCCGATAGTTTCTTTATGAACCAGTCGGTCGATGAGATTGCGCGTCTCGCGGGCGTGGCCCCAAGCCGATAATCACCCTCAAGCAATCGGAGTATCCCATGAACGAGCAGCGTTTCATGACGGAGAACGGGACGCGCACTGTTGCAGACCGTTCCTACACCGCCGCCCTGACGAGCAAGTACGGTCGTCTGTTGGAAGGCATTGACAACCCCTACAAGCGGAACATCACGGCGATCCTTCTGGAGAACCAGATGAACCACCTCCGCGAACTGAACGAGGAGACTCTTCAGGGCGGAGTGGGTAGCTTCACCAAGTACATCTTCCCGATTCTGCGTCGGGTGTTCCCGAACCTCATCGCCAACGAGATCATGAGCGTCCAGCCCATGACCGCTCCGATTGGTGCCGTGTTCACGTACGAGTACAAGTACAGCAACACCAAGGGTTCGATCACCGAGGCCCAGAACCTCATCGAGACCTTCAACGAGTGGTACTCCGCCGAGTACATCGATGAAGAGACCGTGGGCACGGGCGATGCTGCCAAGGTGGCGTTCTCGTTCAACCTGTCGTGGACCCCGGTTCGCCCGCAGGACACGGACTACGGCTTCGTCGTGACCATCACCGATGGCACCGAGACCTTCACCGACAACGGCTCCGGCACTCTGACCGGTGACGCTGGCGGCTCCGGCACCATCAACTACACCACGGGCGAAGTGACCGTCACGTTCAACGCCGCCCCCGGCCTTGGCGATGCGATCACCGCGACCTACTACTACAACTCCGAGTCCAACTCTGCGGTTCCCGAAGTCGAGATCGACATCTCGATGAGCGAGGTCCGTGCACAGACCCGCAAGCTCAAGGCTCGCTGGTCTGCCGAGGCTGCGGACGACCTCCGGGCGTTCCACGGCATCGACGCGGAGACCGAGATGGTCGCAGGCATCTCCAACGAGATCGCTCTGGAGATCGACCGCGAGATGATCGACCTTCAGGTGTCTGGTGCTTCCACCACCACCACGTGGGCCTACAACCCGACGACGAACTACCAGAACGAGCTTGACTCCATCCGGAACCTGCTCACGCTGCTGTCGCAGATCTCCGCGAAGATCCACCGCGAGAGCAAGCGTGCTCCGGCGAACTACATCGTGACCTCTCCCGAGGTTGTGGCTCTGCTTGAGCAGTTGACCACCCACGGTGACTACCGCCCCGCGTTCGTCAGCAACCCGAACAACCCGTTTGGCCCTGTTGATCCGCAGACCCCGAGCACCTACGGCCCGCTGACCTCGAACTTCGGCGTCATGCGTGTCGGCACGCTCATGAACAAGTGGGCTGTCTACCAAGACCCCTTCCTGTCCTCGAACACCGCAGCCAAGACGGTCCTTCTGGGCCTGAAGGGTGCGAGCTTCATGGACGCCGGATCGGTGTACGCTCCGTACATCCCGCTTCAGGTCACCCCGACCTTCCTCGACCCGAACGACTTCTCGTTCCGGAAGGGAATGCGGACCCGGTACGCGAAGAAGCTTCTGCGTCCCGAGTACTACGCGACGATCTCCGTCACCGGCCTGCCCACCTAGTAGGTAGGGCCTGACGGCTGACGAGGGGCGGTCCCATCGCGGGGCTGCCCCTCTTTCGTTTCAGGCCAAGCAGCCAGCAAGACCGGCGGGGGGCTCCCACCCATCGGCCAGCAGGACCGCCAGACCGGCCTTGCGGCCAGCCAACTCTGCGGGGAAGCTGGTCACGGTGTACGTGAGGAGGGTCTGGGCCGTTACCCCGAAGGTCTCGAACTCCTCACAGTGGTCCTCAATGACCCCTGCCCAGTCCCACTCGTCAAGGGCCTCGACCTCGCTTTCGGTGAGCATCCCGGCCCGGAGCTTTTCAAGCAGACTCAACATCGCAACCTCCAACAGGGACCTTCCCTGCAACCTGCATCTACTATATCGCAGTCATTCGCGTTGTCAAGAGAAAAAGAGGAGGACTTCACGGGGGCCGCCCTTTTGAGTTAGGATGGGAGCAAGTCAACAGCACCAACACGAGTGCTATGCTTGCAGACACGGAGGTACACGCATGAGGCGTTGGAAGCTGAAGCCCAAGTACAAGGGCAAGACCGTCACTGTTGCCGTCACCGGGGCCGAAGCTGGCCAGCCGGATGTGGCGAGAATCCAGAGCCAGATGAACGACCGCTCCATCATCGAGGGCGAGCACTGGGCCAAGCTTGCAGGCCGCGATGGCTTCCTCGTGGAGGTCAAGGACGCCGAGATGCAATCGATTGCACGTGCCCAGCGGGAGTTGGCTGCGAAGATGGGTCTCGTCATCCCGGAGCCTGAACCGGAGCCCGAACCGGAGCCCATGGTGCAGCCTGTAGAGGCCGCCAGCGAGCCCGAGGAAGCCCCGGTCGAAGAGGCCCCCATCGTTGCCCCTGTGGAAGAGGAAGCCCCTGTCGAGCCTGTGAGGGCCCGTGAGGAGGATGGGACCTTCCGTGCCGATGACCCGGCCACCCCTGACGTGAACGAGGCTTTTGAGCCCCCCGTTCCGACCAAGGCAGAGTCCTCCATGAGCCGGGACGACTTGGAGGCCATGGCCTACGAGCGTTCTGTCACTGGACCCGAGGGTGAGGACCCCTCCGATGCTCCGAACAAGGCCACACTCGTGGCTTGGATCAACGGAGAAGATCCCCCCAAGAAGAAGCGTCGTCGTCGCAAGTAGGGAGCTAGTTGATGGCTGGAGTGAGAGAGCAGAGTCGAGATGCCGTTCTGGGGTACGTCAAGCGTCAGCTTGGCCACCCCGTGCTCTGCGTCGAGCTTGACGACGATCACTTCGCGGACGCCGTGGACGATGCCGAGATCTGGATTGCGGCCTACATGGGGACCATCCGGCAGCACGAGTTTCAGGTCTCTGGGTCCCCTCCGGGCAACTACCCGGTCCCGGACGACTGCGAGTACGTCGTGGACGTGGCGTTGCCGCAGAACAAGCTTCAGATCGATCTGATGCTCAACCCGTCAGCATTCGCGGACACGAATGAGCTTCCGTACGCCTACTATTCCTCCACGATTGGCGGAGGATTCAACAGCGGTCTGTACCAGTTCCTCCAGTACAACGAGATGACCAGACGCACCTTGTCGGCTGATGAGGACTTCTTCTGGGACCCTCAAAATCGACTCGTGAAGCTCCGTCCGTCCGTCAACAGCGGAACGGCGATCATGTGGTATCTGACGAGAGTGTGCGACTACAACATGCTCTCGATTCAGCAGTACCACTTGCTCCGCAGGTATGCGAAGGCGACCGCCATGTATACGCTGGGGAACATTCGGGCCAAGTACTCGTCCGTGCCGGGAGCCGGTGGCGAGGTTAGTCTGAATGGGAGCGAGTTGGTCGGAAACGCGCAACTCGAAATGAGTGAGATCACAGAGGCGATGCGTCAACTCACACCCCCTCCCATGTTTTTCACGGGTTGACCCGGACGCTATCTTCGGGTACTACTG